AGCATCTGTAACTGTTTCAGTTTCATATGTTGGTTTTTCTGGTTCACCAATATCACCAAAATCTAATCCATATGAATTGGTATAATATTCTACCAATGAATCTATCAATAATTCTAATGTTTCCTTATCCAGATTATCTAATCCTAACAATGACACATTCATTTTCTTATTACTCATTTTTTAATTTCATCCCAAGTAAGTTTTTTTGCTAAATCTTCTAGTTCTTTATTGTCTTTTTTAAGCATATATGGTGCCATGATGTTCAAGTATTCTATCACAGCCTCAACACCTTTTTCAGTAAAATGACAATATTCAGGTCCTACATTACTATGATAGTAATAATCACGATCTTTGATTATTTCTAATAAACCAGCATATACTTGCTTCTTAAACAGGTTTGTCACAAAGCGATCCTTGATAGGGAGTATTAAGCCACCTACTATAAGTTTCGGCTTGTGTAGAAATTTTTGTAAGTTCATATTTACCACATAGTTTCATAAAATGAATTCCAACTTGAGATTTTTGTTCAACATTCAATCCTTGTTTGATATTTTCATCAACATGCATTTTAACATCATCTGGTTGTGCAGTCAAGTCAATTAAGATGCGATTGCGTTCATAATCATCTCTTACACGATGCTCTACCTCATTATGATCCACCCAGCGAGAAAGCATTAAATTGTTCCACAAAAATCCTTGTTTAGTTCTATCAGCATAAGCCTCAGTCAAACCAACTTTGTTTTTGCTACCTTTGGTACGAACGCCGGGGTATGCACTAAAAACATTATCAGTTGCATCACCACGCATACATTTCTCAAATAAAACGAATTGTGGGTCACCTAAAAGTTTGGGTTCTTTTGTTTTCTTGTCTATAACAAGCTTACCTTTTTCATTGTGATATCCCTCGAGGGTGATGAATTGATTTGTGATTCCATTGTACTGGAACACGTTCTCACTAATAAGCTGAATATAATCGGTATCAGAACTAATAATATAATGCGAGTCATTTGGATGTAAGTGAATAAATCTTGCTATGATATCGTCAGCCTCTGCTTTGGGATCACGCAGTACACTAACATTTGTCTTTTCTTTAAGAAAAGTTGTGAACATTTCATATGTTTCCCAAAACATTTTGTTCTCTTCAATTTCTGCATCAGTCTGTGATTGTGTATCTACAATACGATTTTTCTTGTATGGCTCATAAAAGTCTTTGCGCCATGATCTGCCCTCTAAACAAAAGACTACATGATCAATTCCAAATTTACGAACTACTTGATTAACACTAGCAAGTGTTAAGTGTAGTGCCATTCCTATCTTTTCCCATGTATCACTATTGCGACTTGCAACATGACGGGCACGGAAGAAAGTGTTTGCAGTATCGATGAGTGCATATTTCATAGTTTATGTTTGAATAATAATATACACATATTATACGATACTATCTATATATTGTCAACCTTTTATGATTTTACAAATACCCATAAATCTTCAAAATTACCATCTCTGGTTTTTTTTGCTTGCCTTTTAGTACTAAAAGCACTCCAGCGAACTCTATAATGTGAATCAAATTGTAAGTGTTTACTAACTACATCTCTCATATCTTCACTAATGGTTGTTTTTACCTTATCCTTATTTACATAATTGCTAATCACAAATCCAAATTTTGCACCGGGTTTCATAACCTCAACACATAATTTAACTGTTTCTTCCCAGTATCCCTTTAACCAAGAATTATAGTCGGGGAAATTAGTAAAGCTTTGGTCTTCACTAGGATAGATTTCCAAATCAAAATAAGGTGGACTTAGTAAGACAGCATCAACATTATTTTTATATTTGTTAATAAAGTTATGTTTTTTGTCTAAATCTTCACTAGGACATAGATATAAATCAATATTCTTTTTTGGTAACTCAAATACATTTTTATCAATATATTTTTGATATTCATCATGTAATAAATTTCCATTATCAACTACATTTGGAATTACATCAGTTGCTATAAAATTAGTAAAAGATGAACTGTAAAATCCTATCTGATAGGCATTCCATCCCATGACCGGTGCAAATAATGTGTCACCCTTAAAGACTGTATCTAGTATACCTTTATATGTAGCTGGGTTGAATATACTTGCACGGTTGGCACCTATCATAAAATCTAACCAAAATTGACTACTATCATCAGTATATTTTGTGATATGATCAAAGAAAGCCGGAGCCGCTAAACTATTCCTAATTTTAAAATCTTCAAACATAACACGCATTAATCCAAAAGTATACTCAAAATCATTTGTGTATAGTTTTTTGGTATTATAGAAATCTACAAAATTGATATTTTTACAAATTTTACCATATTTACTATTAGTTGCACCTTTGAATGTATCATCAAATAATATATCTGTGTTTGGAATAGCAAAGTAGAAACTCAAGTCTTCATTAAGTGCACCATATCTATTGAACCAATGCAACAGAGTTTTTTCAGCATCAGTTACTAATAGTTTATATAATTGCTGTTTATAAGTATTAAGTCTAATTCCTCTATCATCTTTTGTTGCAACTCTAGCGATAAAAGTATCAATATCACTACGAACAACAAAAGTACCACTTTTGTCACTACCATTCAGTACGCTTAGTTTCTTACAAAAATCATTGAAACTGATTTGTGGTAAGTTGAATAAATTTAAAAAGTCTTGTTGTGTAAAAATTAATTTTTTTGTCATCACGTATTTATTCCAGTGTACCCTTGTGTATTATTACTGTTGGTGACCAGTGAGTATGTATATGAAATTGTGGGTTATGATTGTATTCCCCATTATATCCACCTGAACCTTTCATCTGCATATGAAAGATAGGTTTACCCTCAGTATTAACACATCGCAATGTACTACCATTGTTTCTAGGTCCTGTTTCCCATTTACATTCTTTTACGATCCAGTCAACTAATTTATCAACATCAATTACTTGAAAATTTTTATTATTTTTAAAAACCCAAACTAAATATTTTGCAGGGATGTCACTACTATTCATTGATTGAATCAATAATTTTGTTATCTTTTCTTTATTGTTATTAAACCATTGGACTACTATTTCCCAATTGGGTATATCTGTAGCATACAATCTTTTATATTTTTGTTGATTTTTTGTAGGTGATTTACCATTCAACCAAGATATAAATGTATTTTGATTAGTAACCCCTAACCATTTTTCTAACATAGCAGTAATTTCTTCTGGCATGTCAGTAGATTTTGAAAAACTGTGCAATGTAGGAAGATGCACTTGTGTATTTTTTTGACTACCGTGTTTTATACTGATAGGCACAGGCGTGTTGATGTTATAGCCTATTATATCACCCTTAACCTTTGAGTCTCCTTTGATGACAATGCTATCAAATTTAAAAAAATTTGATAAATGTGAATGAAGTATAATGTTACCTTCCATCATCTTACCATCATAATATTCTGTACTTGACATGTTTTTAATACCTCTCTATCTAACTTCAAATTTTATTGATTGTCTGACAAAACTTGTTTATTATAACACTAATGTTTCAATGTGTCAACATTTATATTAAATTAGGCTAAATATAATTATGTATTACAGTTTTATCATATTTCTATTTCCACTTTCAGTACTGGCGGCTGATATGGATAAGTGTAATCAAGAAAAGGATTACACAGTAAAAAATATGTGTTTAGCAATTGCTGCCGGAAGTGTTACTTATTGTGAGAAGTTACCAAGAGCCGATGATAAGATTAGTTGCACCTTAAAGGTTCGTGATTTACAAAGACAAATTGTACACGGGTATCATCCAATGGATGAAAAGAATACTCACACTCGTTAACTAACTTCAGTCTTCCCGTTACCAATATCTCTTTGTACAATTGTTCTAGTCATCTCACGAACATCCGGGTCTGCTTGTTGTTGTTCGTATATTTCTAAAACTACATTTCTGCAAACTGTTTGAAACCATCTATCTACAATATCATTGTCGGTATCATCTTCATTCATTTTATAACCTGCACGAACTAAATTTAGTATGAATTTATCATTCCAATCAAGTTCAAAGGCACCACTGTTGATATCGTTCGGGTCAATATCCATACTTAATATATTGACATAAGGCTCACCTGCCATAGTTGCTTTTTCTTTAGCACTAACAGTAGTCTCTACCTTTTTTTCTTTAGGTTTTCTTGGTTTTTTAGGTTTAGGTTCTACTACTGTTTCTACAACAGGTTCTACCTTAGGCGGCTTTGAGAATAAGTTCTTTAGTTTATTTAACATTTATATATCTATCATATATTTTTTTATTATACAAAAATTTAAGCACGAAATCAAGTAAAACGGCATAAATATATGTGAGGATCGCGGTACTGGAAATACCCACCCTCTCTAATGCTCATATCTTGAAAGGAAGCACCAGCAT